ACGATTGACCTGGTCAACGGTCAACGAAGCAGTTTGGCCGTATGAGTTCAGCCCGATTGTGGATTGCCAAAATTTACCCGCGCCTGGCGAGTTCTGGGGACAGAGCGACCTCGAAGATGATGTTGTCGAGATCATCAAAGCAATCAATTTCATCGCTAGCAACACGGCGCGGATTATTCGTTTTCACGCACATCCAAAGACGTGGGGCAGGGGCTTCACGGCGAAGGATTTGCGCATTGGTGTGGACGAGACAATTATCCTTCCCGGCGATAATGCCGAGTTGCGTAATCTGGAGATGCAAAGCGATCTTGCCAGCAGTCTGCGTTATCTGGACATGCTGCGCCAGGCGCTGCACGAGATCAGCCGCGTGCCGGAGGTGGCAACGGGTAATTTGGATCGGGCAGGTTCACTGTCTGGTGTGGCACTTAAAATCCTTTATCAGCCGTTGTTGGAGAAGACGAACACGAAACGGCTGCTGTATGGCGATATGCTGATTGAGTTGAACCGGCGGCTTCTGGCAATTGGCGGGTTTGGTGATGCCCTGCGCACTCAGCTGCATTGGCAGGAAGTGCTGCCACAAGACCCGATGCAAGAACGCCAGGCAGCACTGATTGACATGCAGCTGGGCGTGTCGCAGGACACGCTGTTGCAGCGGCTTGGGTACGACCCAGACCTAGAGAGGCAGAAACGGGAAGTAAATAGCGCACAACTGGGCGAGCAGATACTGAGTGCTTTTGACCGAGGTCAGTGATGCCAGAAGGCGAGATTTACGAGACTATCGAGCGTTTCCGGCGCGACCTTCTCCGGCGCGAGCGCAGGGCTGCGGGAGAAATCGTGCGCACTTACGGTGAGGCGTGGAAGCGCATCCGGGCGGAGTTGGAGCGCCTGCATACTGAGTATGAAGCGATGACGGCACGAGGCGAGGAACCGGGACCGGATTGGATTTACCAGTACAACCGGGCGAGGGCGTTCCGGAATCAGGTGCTTCGGGAATTACAGACATTTGCACAGTACGCTGAAAACAAAGTGCGTGAGGAACAAATTGAGGCCATCCGTATGGCCGAAGAGCAGGCGGAGCGGCTAACACGTCTTGCTCTTGGAACGCCACCACATGGACTTGAGATCAACTGGAACCGCATTGACCGCTATGCAGTTGAAACGATACTGGGCATGACTCAAGTGGATACTCCGTTACATCGTCTGCTGCTGAGTATCTCAAACGAGGGCGCGCAGGCAGCTGAGGATGCACTTGTGCAGGGGATGCTGTTGGGGCAAAATCCGCGCCAGGTAGCCAGGGAGATGCGCAAAGTGCTGGGCACAACACTGAGCCGGGCGTTGACCATTGCGCGGACGGAAACGCTGCGGGCGCACCGCGAGACGACGCGTGCCAGTTACCAGGCTAATAATGACATCGTCAAGGGTTGGATATGGCATGCTGCGATAAATAATCCAAGGACGTGTGCAGCGTGCTGGGCGATGCACGGGACGGTACACAGGGTGGATGAGATACTGGATGATCATCCCAACAGCAGATGCGGAATGGTCCCGATTTCAAAAAGCTGGGCGGAAATTGGGAAACAGTACGGAATTGACCTGTCTGATATTCCAGACACAAATCCAGAGATTGAGCCAGGCATCTCGCTGTTTGAGAAATTGTCGCCGGAGCAGCAGATCAAAATTCTGGGGCCGGCGAAGTACGCGGCGTGGAAGGACGGCAAATTTACGCTAAGCGATTTGGTTGGGCGAAGGCGTTCCAGAGAGTGGGGGACGCACCGGTACGAGAAGAGCCTTGTGCAATTGTTAGGAGCGGAAAAAGCCAAAGGGTACACGTATTCCCCGCACGCGCGGGGGTGAACCGTTAATGGCACTTGGTTTTGAAAATCCATTTCACAACTGAAATTTTGTGCTATAATCTAGTTAACTGATTGCTCGACCGAGGCATAGAACCCGGAGCAATGCCGAAAGGTGTTGCGTCCGGGTTTTTTGTTTGGCGTGTTTTGTTAGGAGATGGCGCAATGGTCAGTGATAAGCCCTGGTCACGATTTAGCGAAGGCGATTACTCGCTTGAACAGTGGTATGAGGCGTGTCTGATCAAGCCACCAAAGTCGGAGTATACGGCAAAGGCGCAGGCAAAACTGCCGGTGCGCGAGCCGGACGGCACGCTGAATCGGAATGGGGTACATGCCGCAGCGGCAGCGCTGGCCGGCGCTCGGGGCGGGGTGAAAGCCTCGCCGGAAGAAAAGCGCAAGGCGGCGCGGGCGCTGCTACGGTTGTATCGAGAACTGGAGGAAGAGCCTCCAGAATCTATCAGACGATTAGCGGAGTGAGTGAAGATGACTGAAGAAGTCAAGACCCAGATGGTCACCGAGGGCGCAACCCAGGCGGTTGCACAGCAGTCCGAAGCCCAGGCGGCAGAGGAGCAGGAACGTTTTGACGCTGAATACGTGCGCAAGCTGCGCGCAGAAGCGGCTGAGTACCGCAAGCGCTTGCGGGAGTTGGAGGGCAAGGTCAAGGCAGATGAAGAAGCCAAAATGACCGAGCAGGAACGGCTTCAGAAGCGGCTTGCGGAGCTGGAGCGCAAAGAGATCGAGTACCAGCAGTCTCTCCAGGCGAGGACGCTGGAATACGAGGTCAAGTTGCAGGCCGCGCAGCTTGGAATTGTCGACGCAGAAGCGGCTTATAAGCTGATTGATCTGTCAGAGATCGAGTTTGACGAAAACGGGAAACCGGTCAATGTTGATAAGGTTCTGCGCAATCTGATCAGCAACAGGTCGTGGCTCGTCGCCGGCGCGCGTGCATCGTCACCAACAAACCCGGCGCGCACCAAGTTGACAATCGACGACATCAAGCGGATGTCGGAAGCAGAGATCAACAAGCGCTGGGATGAAGTAAGACAAGTCTTATCCGGAGGTTGAAAATGGCTATTACGAACTTTATCCCGACCGTCTGGTCGGCTCGATTACTGGAAAATCTGCAGAAGGTTATGGTTTACGGCCAGACCGGCGTGGTAAACCGTGACTATGAGGGTGAAATCCGCAACGAGGGTGATACCGTCAAGATTCTGTCCATCTCGGCGGTGACCGTGGATAACTACACTAAAGGGCAGAACATCACCTTCCAGGAACTGTCCGATGCGGCCCAAACCCTGGTCATTGAAAAGCAGAAATACTTTGCTTTCGAGGTCGAAGATATCGACAAAGCGCAATCGCGCATCAATATTGTGGAAAGTGCCATGACCGAAGCGGCTTATGCATTGCGCGATGCCGCGGATCAGTATATCGCCGGGGTGATGGTTGCTGGTGTTGCCTCAGCGAACCAGATTGGCACGGATGCGTCTCCGGTATCCCTCACCGCCGGGCAAACTGGTTCTGGCAATACCAATGTCTATGAGGCAATTGTGAATATGCGGGTCAAGCTGGACACCTCGAATGTGCCAAATGATAGTCGCTGGTTGATTGTCCCGCCCGATGTATATGGTTTACTGCTGAAGGACAGCCGGTTCGTGTACAACCAGCTTGCTGGCCAGGTGATGCTGAATGGAGAAGTCGGCCAGATCGCTGGCTTCCGTGTGCTCGTCAGCAATAATGTTCCGGTTTCTTCTGGCAAGTACCGCATTCTTGCCGGTCATCCATCCGCAGTAACTTACGCGGAGCAGATCAATAAGATCGAAGCGATCCGGCGCGAGGCTCGCTTTGCAGATGGTATTAAGGGCTTGCATCTGTATGGTGCAAAAGCCATCCGTCCGCAGGGTCTTGTGCGCATGATCGCTACCATCACCCCATAGTGAAAGGCGGTGAATTATGACTAATGCAACGGCTATTACCGTTACGGATTTGGTAAAAGAGGCTGTCAACGACATTCCGACCGCTGACGTGCTGGACACCGGGCAGGTGGCTGTGACGCTTTCTGCTGACGTGAAAGGGCGCAGCGACCTGATCCTGCTCGAGGTAACCAACAGCATGGGGTCTGGAAAAGACTTGACGGTTACCATTCTTGCGGGAGATTATCCTCCGGCCGCGCGCGCTTCGCT